CGTAAATCTCTAGATTATTATCCTGGATACAAAAAAAATTTCATATATATAGTGCTTACGCACTATACATACTACAAAAAAGTAGCCAGAGATACTTGTCAGTTAAGACAGCAAATCTAAAAATATAACGCATGAGCGTAGGATTTTACTTCCGTTCAAAGAACGGCATACCTCCCACCTAGCGAGGGTATCTTTAATTGGTGATTACACAGGTGTGTAATCGTTGTTAGCATTTGGAATTGGATAATCAAATAACACAGGAACACTTACAAAAAATACTGGGTTGAAATCAACACCAGCAGAATAGTAAACTTCCATTGAAGGCCATGCTCGTGTCGCAGATGCAGCTGCATCTGTTGTAAAACTAGCATTAACCATCACATTATCATAGTTGTATTGTCCTGAGTCATATGTCAGATTAGTAAACGCATGAGGCGCTAAACTAAAACGATTTAGACTATATTGAGGGACATTAATGGATAATGCTGATTGTGTATTTGTATTCGTTACCGAAATACCATTTTGGCCTGAGGCCTTACGGAATGTACTTCCGTTAGAGGTTATTGCACTTCGTGCATAAAAAGATTCAAATTCAACTCCTGCAGTTGTTGTAAATCGATTAACATGTTGTAGTGTCGGAGCAAAATTAGTGCTCGAATAATGACGTGCTGCTGTTAATGAATCAACATAATTAATTGAAGCAGGACATATTGGATTTATATGAATGTTAGTACTTCCTCGGAAGCCCACATAACAATTCATAATCCACCGTAAAGGATGATTCTTTACATAATTGAATCTTTTAGCAGTAGAACCAATAGATGATGATGCCCAATTGAATCCCCAATCAGTATCATAACCATACATTGGTGGAATTCTAGGAATCAAATTAGTAGTAAATTGATATCCAGATTGAACATAAACACCAGCAGCTGTTTTATATTGTCCTAAAGGTTGGACAAATGATAAACTTGAGCGATGAATCAATGGCCTCAATGAAACAATACTTTCTCCTGTTGTAATCAAATCAATAGCATCATCATGTGTAGGTGTTTGATGTGCAATATTTTCACTTGAGTATTCAAGGGATTGTACTGATAGTGGTGATAGTGTTTGAGTGATATCTCTAGGTCGAGCATATCTAAAATCATTTCCTGGTTTTGAGAACAACAACATATCTATTGAAGGATTTGCAGCTGGTCCAGACAATACATTTAAAACGCGTACGGTAAACATACCATTTTGCGTAATTTTATTTAAAGGTAAGGTTGGAGTTGGAGAAATAGATACTCCATCACCAATACCATTAGCCAAATACGGTGTATATGCTTTATACGGGATTTCAAATTCAATTTCATCATCTGTGGCTAAATCCACCACACGACTATAAACTGCTGTTTCAACATTAGTTACTCCAATAAGTGAAACATTAGGATCCCAAGCAATTAACAAACGTCCCTTATGATATTTTGTTTTTACAAATTTTATACGGTAAATAATAGAACCGCGCCAATATTCAAACATACGTCCAAAATAGGCTAAAGGTGTCATAAAATTTCCCGTTTGGGGGACAGATGTAATAAATGAGGTTTGACCTGGAAAAACATATCCTGTAAACAATGGCGTACTAACAGCATCAGCTGAAGTCCAAACATTAGATTTAATAAAGGATTCTCTACCAATAGTATTAGCTAGAGATAAAGGATCCTCAGGATCTATATTGGCTATACTATTGTCAATAGTAACCTCATTTTTGGGATCGATACATAATTTATCGATTGGCATTCGGGTTTCTACATTTGCAAATGCATGAAATGCCTTAGGATGAAATCCATGAACGTCATCAATAACAGGAGGATTGGAATAACCAAATAATTTGGCTATTGATGATACAGCTTTTGCACCAATACTAGTTGCTTTTGCAAACGGTCCAATATATGGTATTTTACTCATCATATCAGCAACATGTGAGACTGCAGTAGCTGGTCCAGATATAGTACCAGATCCTCTATCTTCATATTCATCACTTTGTAGTGCTAAACCTGTAGTTGGTCCACTTAATTTAACATTTGTAGCCCAAGCATATACAGTAATTGTTATACCAGAACCACTAACTCCATTAGCGGATTGTAAAGGTGCGAATTCAAAGAATTCCATTTGGCCCATACCTTGAAATTGATCTGCAATCCCAATATCTAACCATGCACCAGTCCACAAAAATGGTAAAACCATTTCAGCCGTAGACATTCGTGATGGTTCCAAGTAAACTCCAGGAGCTTGACTTAGAGGTATGCGATTTTCAGAATCTGCAGTATTAATGCCAACTGGGAAGTGCATTGGCCGCCAAGCAGCTCGAACACATCCATAATAGAAGGGTGATGAATTAATAACAAATTTGAGATGTAAATCACACCTGATACGTGAAAAATTATCTAATTTCTTCTTAATATAAATATTATCAAAGAAAAGAAACCAAGGATTAAAGTTAGTAGCCAAAGTGACTCCTTCTACCCATGGTTCAGATACAATTCGTACAGGACGTGATAGATAATCACCTAAATCTGCTGCGGTATCTGTTTCAGAATCAAATGTATTATTCAAGAAGTTGCTCATATCAAGAGGTGGTATTACCTCAGCATCATCAAATTCAATAATTTGTTCTGTAACTCGATCGCTCGTAACTTCAGTTGATACAATAACATCTGAAGATTGAACTCGTAATTGATTTTGTTTCACCTGTGTCAACAAACAGGTTTCATTTTGTGTTGTAATAGCGGATTGGTTATTTTAAGATGAACTACCATAAATCCATTAGATAGTCCAAGCTTTCACTCTATTTGAGCATCAACAAACTCTTATGTAAAAACATATTTCGGGGATCGCCCATGTAGATGAGAATGATGTTATCCATTCTTTATGTGAGATAGAGTAAATTATAGCACATAACAGTGTCTATAACAACATTGGTTCTTTGGTTTATTAGACGTGATTCCTACGCCATTTTTCATCCACGTTCACGGAAAGCATCTGCTAGTTCATTCCAAGTTGGAAAAGGTTGATTGACATAGAATAATTCTAAATCAGCCTCCTTGACAATTTGCAAACACATTTCACGTTTTTTGTGGAATATTGCTTTACCGTAATTGAAATATTCAAATACAGCATTATTTAACACACTAATAGCATGTTGTTCAGGACATAATTCAGATGATGGTAAACATTTAGTTAATGATTTAGCAATAGAATCTTCTTCAATAGGACATTGATAATCTCCTAATTCTGATTCATATCGCCAAGATCGTTTAAGAAATGAAGCATCTTTAATGTGAATAAATGGTACGGACTCAGCTAACTTATCAGCCATAGTGTACTTAACATTAACTTCACTTAAAATTTTTTGCATTACAGTGTGATCAAAGTTATCAATATTTCTATTAACACCCATGATATTATCATCACCATAAGTCATCAAAGCAACATTATTTTTAAATTCGCTTAAATCATTTCCAACAGTAGCCCATACATAGCGAACGTATAATGAGTTAACCAGACCGTTAATAATAACAGTCAAAGGTTGTCCTGAAGGATTTGATCCAAAGAATTCAACTAAATCTCCATTGAAATCCATTACTGGAAAAGCGGTGTCATATGATATTCCTGTTACAATTTGCAAATCTTCTTTAGACCATCCACAATGTGTTAACACATTTTTGATGATTTCAAAAGCAGCCATAATAACTTGGGAACTCATATTTTTATCAAATTTAGAATAATCTCCAGCAATAATTCTATCTTCACCAAATTGGGTTAAATATCGGTAAATATCACCCCATTCCGAAGAAACTGGATTAGTGCCTGGAGCAGATTCAAAAATGAATTTGTTATTTTGTAAAACACGTGTAAATGTTAACAAATGTTTACGAACAACAAAACACCAAGGAGCATTCGCACCAGCAAATACTCGTGTTTTCTTACTATCAATTTTAGCAAAAGTAGTAGGCTCATCCTTAAGATGTCCTGTGAAAATGGCCATACATCTTTCTTTATTTTTGTATTTTGCCATAATTTCATCTACTTCATCATAAATTTCATCATGAAATTGAACATAGTCTTGCCATTGTCCAACGTGACCAAATTTATGTAAAAATTGATTTTTCTTTTTCTTCCATGGATATCCCATTGATGTATCACGCTTCATCTTATCAATGAATCGCACACCGGGAATACCATTTAATGTTGAGCTATCGTCTAATACAACGATTTCAGCTTTATCTTCTTTCGAAAGTGAGCTAATAATATCGCGTGTAAAGCTTTTAACACAAGCATCTAAAGTATCAGAACGCATTTTATATTGTTGTTGAACAATATCTAAAGCGCCAATACGCCATGGTTCCCAACCTTGCATAACAGGTTTATCAGTCTTAACTTCATAACCATGTTTTTCAACAATTTTGCGAATAAATGTATCTGTTACTTTTGAGGAGTGTTTAGCACGAAAGCCTGGTAAACTACCATAGACCTTAGCATTACCTGTTTCCATATAACGAAATACACTCTTATAATGTAGAGGTTCAATTTGAACTTCATTACCTTGAATATCACGTAATTTGGGTTTAGTAGGAGAAAACATACAGTCTATCCAATCTTGAATAGGTTCTAACATAGTCTTATTTACAGCTACTGCTGTAAACTGATTACGATTACCACCAGTTTGATGTAAACCTAAAATAACAGGACCAAGAGGAGTTGTTCCTAATATAACAGATCCACAATCACCATTAACTGTATTTTCAACAATTGTTCCCATCCATGAAGAAAAATCTAAACTAAATGTGTCTACATAGACATTTTTACAAAATTTAACAGATTTAACAGCTAAATTGCGTGTAATACCTGTAGCAGTTTTTTGAATGAAATATCCGTTGCAAATTGTATTAAAATTTTCATTGCTAAGAAATTCTATAATACTACTTTTAGGTGAGACACACATTATACGGAAAAATGCTATATCTAATTTAGGAAAACGACGAATCTCAGATTGAGTTAACAAAACTGAAACATTTTGCGTGATACCTTCCCGTACAGGATTAGAAGTTACTTTTAACGTAATATCAACATCCTCAGGCAAATTATGATTATTGGTCATATATATATTACCACCTAAACACACCGCTCGGCCAATACGAATTTTGGCTCCACTAAGTGCATTATAATGTGATTCAATATATGCGCAATTTTTAGCAATTCTTTCTCGAACTACATGAATATCAGTTCCTTTTAGTGAAGACGTATAACGTCCAACATCAAAATCAGAAACTACATAATCATTGTTAACCCAAGGATTAGCTTTTTCATCGTGTTTAAATATTTTAGATGTATCTTGAGATTCATCATATCTAACTTTAGAAATTTCATTACCTTGAGATAAAACTCGGGAAAAATTTCCATATGTTTTATATAAAAATAAGATAAAGGGAATACATGCTAAAATAGCTAATTTCATTTTGTGCTTTTCATAGAATGCACGAGTGTAATTACCAAAACCATGCATAATGGTTTTAAGTTTATCACATTCATACTTCAAGCGTTCAAAAACGTCATATGCTGTAGTATTGACTTTATTGCGAATTTCATCTAAACGAGTGGTTACTTCTTTGCAGATTTGGCTTTTAAAGCTTTCACAACATAGGGTGAAATGTGTTTAATACCTGCATTAGCAACAGCTTGTAAAATAGGTTTAGAAATTTGTGGATTCGAGTACATAAAACCAGCTATTCCAACAGCCATAGTAGCTAATGTATCATAGCACTGCACATTTTGACATGTACAAGCATTTAATGGAATATAACACTGTTTGCAAATTTCAATATTAGCAAAAGATTTATCAGCTAACATAGCTTTCTTCTGTAAATCAAAGTGTTTAATAGTTAATTTACTGTATAAAGCTAGGAAAACATTGATATCATCAATTTTTTGACTTAATTCCAACGCACCAGACTGACTACCGTTATTTTGTTTACAAACCACGTTATAAATTTTAAATTCCCAATAATTAGGGTATTCAGTTTCACTTATAGGTGGTAGACTACTAGTATCTAGTACACGACTGCCTTCTTCAGATACTTTGTTAACACTATATTGTTGTTTTGGATAAACCTCAACGTAAAATTTAAAACGTCTTAAAATAGCCAGAGTATTTTCAAAATAAACATGAGCATTTAAGTGTTTTATTAGTGGTAGCGATAACTAATTTTGGTCTTAAAGGTGTTTTACCTTTATCTGCTAAATCAGCTTGAGGAGGAGTATATCCAACATTATTAATAATGTGTAATATTTCGTCTAAACTGATATCATCTTGTAAATTAGCTTTTCTAGCTGCAGCATCATCTAATTGGATATACCACATAGATGTGCGAAAACTAGACCAGAATTTTTCGGAGAAACATCGATTATATTTATATTCAGATGTAGCAGGTAAATTATGTAATTTTCCAAAATGTTGATACATGATAGAAGCTAAACTAGATTTTCCTACATTAGAGCCTCCATAAAGTAAAGCACCAAAAGGAGCTTCTCGCTCTTCTTGAGAAGCTTTACGGGTAAATTCTCCGGCTTGGATAACACGGATTTCAGATAACAATTTTTTAATCATAGCCTTTTCATCACCTGTTTTACCAGCTGGGGCATATTTTAAAATAGCGTCACCTTCTTCGATGCATCTGTCAATACGATTAAGTAATTCATGATATTCAACACCACAAGCTTCTGGGTTATGTAGTTTTTGAATATCTTCTTTAATAGAATATACTAAGTCAATCCATTGAGAATATGATTTTCCGGAGTGAATAATAGCATTCCAAGAACCTGTTTTATAAACATCATATAATCGTTCAAAAATAAATGTAAATCCATCTAGTACACAGTAAGCAAAACCTACTTGACTAGA